GTCAGGTCTTCTCGCGTATGGCCGCAAGAGCCTAAACAAAGGTGCTACATACATTTCAACAACAACTGTGTTGAAATCACCATTAGGGTCAATGGTGACTTTGGCCACATAAACTGGCCGCCCATGCTCCTCTATCACTTCAACCATTTAGTTGGGACTTGGGAGGTAGTGATCTTTGGATCCTCCTTTTCAGGTTCCTGAAGAGCTTCATAGATCTTTAGCCCTTCATCAAGCTCGCGGAGATCAATCTCTCGCTCTTTCTTGCCCTCCTTTTCCATGAGGGCATTAAAGATCTTTATCAAGCAAGCCATCTTCTGGCTCTTGCTCAAGTGGGGTGAACCCATCACGGTTCTAACCTTATTCAAACCAACTGTGATATCGTTAGTTTTTCTGGAGTTAAACTCCCACACAGCTTCCACCCAAAAATTACCGGTGGACGCCTGCGAAGCGTTTGCATTCGACGAGAATACATAAATGCGACCACACTGGTGGTCGTCTTGTGTGGCGTTAGTGGCCAGAGTGTTCTCCGTATTGTACCACTGACTCTTGTCAATAGCAGTCAAATCTGCCTCCAAGCAGAAGTCCTCATAGCAGGCTCCAGCAACATAATTACTCATGTTCTGGGACTCTGCTTGAGTGAGTGCCGTCACATTATTATAACTTGCGTCGGCAATAAACTGCAGAACAATTTGGCCTTGAACACTAGTTGGTGCATAGTGCTCGTACCACACTCGCAACATCTTCAACTTATACTTGGCGAAGAGTGCAGCAAATGCTGACGTCCAAGGAAAAGACGCAGAAGCTGGGGTGACTCCAATGGTGCTGTTCTGCTGCCAAGCTCCGGCTGTGGCAGAGAATGATCCCGTCTGTCCAACGTAATCGACTGTGTGGACAATGCACCCATCCCCTTCCTCAGAAGGGTAAGCTTGGAAGTACGGTTTGAGATCCTTAGTCCTAGCAAATGCTGTAGGCGCATTCGCGGCTCCGGCAGTATTGCCGGAGTTGCCAGCGGATAGCGACATCCCCCGACGCTTGGTGCGGTTCTTACGCCTCCGGTTTTTCTTTCGTGAGGCGGACTGTGACCCATTGGTCATCGGTTGAGCGAACCCTAAAGAGTCCGCAATATTCCCCACAGTACGTACTACACTCGCAAAGCGCCCTTTGCGCCCTTTCGAGTAAGCCTGAGCGGCTCTGGAGATTGCTTTGGTCTTCTTGAGACCTTCTATCACTGTAGGTATAACGGCAGCCATAGGACATGATGCAATAAAAGTCGAGCTTGAGTATAACCCCTCAAAGCTGGGTGCTGGTTCTACTCCGACCAGCACGGATTCTGCCACTGGAAGTGGCGGCGGAGACTCGAATTGAGCCTCATTTAGTTTTAATCTTATCGTAGGGAAACGGATGCGCTCTGCGTCCCAAAAACGCTGAACGGCACACACGTGCCGCAGCTTACTCGCTGTTCCAAGCCCCACCATTAATGGTTCTTTCTTCGGCCGTACATGGCAGCCCGGGCATTGTCTTCATATTCCTGTTCTAAGCGCTTGTAGAAGTCATCGTCCGAGTTTAGATCGAACTCCTCCCACTCCGCGCCTTCATCGTATTCATCAAACGCTTCTGAATACTTCTCGTACTCCTCTTGGAACGCCTCATCAAAGTCGTTGGCTATTTGCCCAGCGTCATCCCTGAGGAAGTAGTTCTGCTTCCTGTCTCTGGCATTGCCCACCAGGAGCGAGCGCATCTGACCTTTCGCTCTAAGTTTAACAGGTGCTCTGAAAGCATTCCGAATCTTGTCGTATGCTTCTTTACGCGCTTTGTTATACGCGTCCTTAATGTGCTGTGGTAACGGTGGTATTTGACCTTGCTTCTCAGGGGTAGTTTCTGGTATGCTCGGTTGGGCGGTTTTCCCTTTCCCGACGTCCGCAATACTTCGGAAGGCCTCCATCTGTTCGTTGTCGGCCCACCAAGCCCCCTTACTTTCCTCTCCTTTTTCTTCGTAGAGTTCTCGGAATGCATCTGCAACAGTTTGCTTTCTTCCAATATGCTGGACAGAAATATGCTTGCCAATCGTGGTCAGCGCTCTCTCATCATAGAGCGATATTATCCATTCTCTCCGAGGAAAGTCTGATCCACTAAAAGTGACAAACATTTGCGGTCCCAACACCATCTCTACATCTAATGCAGAGTCAGCATCGTCATCATCATCCAGCAAGCTCGCCGGAGTGACCCCTTTTGACAAGTACAATTCGTACTGCTTCCTGCCACTCTCATAAATGGCTTCATGACACCACAGACTGGTCATAGCCAAGCTGCGAACTCTTTCCTGCCACGCCCGCAGCCCTGCCATGCCTTTCATGTTCTTCTTTGGATGCACACACTGAACAACAGTTGTGTCCAAATCAACATAGGGCAAATAATACCCATTGACCAGTTTCAAAGTTTTCCCCAGAAACTTGACTGGGTACTCCACTTGTTGGGGCTTGAACTTGTGGAACTTGAACTGCTGCTCCTTAGAGTAGGGCTTGAAAGTAAGACCAATAGTCTTACTAACAATGGCATATGCCCCTTCAAAAGCCTCTATGGGCCCTATTGGCTTGTTAGCCGCACTTGCTGCGGCCAACAACTCCGCAAAAGCGTTTCTTATCTTCACGTACAACACTGCAAATCCAACCTGATCAGCCTCAGCGGTGCCGGGCATGCCAGAATGAATTTGGTTAGTCGATGCATAGATAAGGGGTCCCTGCAAGATAACTATTTGATTCCAAATGTCTCTCACAGCCTCCTTAGCTAAGTTCTTCCAACCTTCAGGCAACTTTCCTAGGACATGAACCACATGCTGCATCATGATAGGCTGGAAGCTAACTCCCATGGCCATGTCACAATGCTTTATGTCAAGGTCTGCGATATACACCTCTCTCTTCCCAACTTCACCTGGCCCAATGATGAGCCAAAGTCCGTCGTCTGAATACCCGATAGCATAAACGCCCGCCGGTGAATTGAGGTAATGTCTCTCAATCCAGTCGTACAACTTTTGCGCCCCACCATGACCCCAAGAAAACCCATGCGCATTACACGACTTTGGGTCCTCCCAGAAACCTAGTAGGCATGCAGAATAGGACTGCATTATCATGGAGTTAAGAGTACTTTTACCTCCATTTCCCGCGTAATACACGCGTATCTTTTCTCCCCAATCATCCATCTCATAGCGGTCCATCTTGTTCTTAACCTGAGTAAGGAACTCCCCAGGGTGCTTTAGCACATACTCTGTGAACTTATTCTCCTGTATGAGCTTGTAATACTCATACAAATCCGCAACAACATCCTTCCAAACCTCGTGTTTAGCTTTCTGCCTAGGAAAACCGGCAGTAGCTCGTGGGTTTATTCTCTTAAGCTTCGATAGCATAACCTCCAAGGTTGCTTCATCCCACTTAACTCGCCGCTCCATAGAGAACGGCAGTGCCTCATACACCTGCTCAAATTCCTTAACTGTTAAGTTAAATTTGGGGTGAGGCGCACTCTTTCCTTGCTTAAGGCGTTTATACCAGCCTATTAAAGGCCCGCTCCCAACATAGTAACCATTAACGGCCCTATTGAGAGCATCATAAATATCAGGCGACACATGATTCCACTCTTTGCCCAACATTTGCAAGTTGGTAATCCATTGAGTGTCAGTGCTAACATAATTCTGTTGCATAACACTAGTGCACAAATTATTAAGGCCACCCCCTTTCTTATAATAAGGGTCTTTCTCACTCCTCTGGCAACTCTCCAGGGGTTTTAGATTTGGGGTTCCGGCCATGAACGCACTTATCTGATGCGTCTCCCAGGCACGGGGCATCGGCTGCATCGGAGTGGCAGTGATAGTTGGTCTTGCTGTCACTGTTTTCCCTGCTTCCGCTTGCCTCAGAGCCTTAAGCGCGGCGTCGGACATGTTGCCAATTGCTGCCAATTGGTTCATTTCTGCATACGACACATACTGACTAGTTGTGAGTCTTGCAGCTGGTTCCTTAGGATCATTTATAAATCTTTCTAAGGACGCTAGGCCAAGCTTATTCATAAGCTCGGAGGTTTTTCTGCCTAGAGCACGTAGATTGTCCATGAACTCAGATTGTTCCCCTAAAGAGGGGTCGCGCGCCAAGGCACGCTGCTGTTTGCGTTGTTCATCTTTGACAGATCTCAGCTCGTCCTGCAACGCAGAGCGCTCAGCATCTGAATACTGTTCACTCTCCGAGGAGGAGGACACGGTTCTTGGAATTGGTTTGCTTTCTTCGGTTTTTACGTTAATTCGTTCCATGTCCATAAGCCAAATATATCAAGGTGGGGAATTGCCCCCCCAACCTGGGCACGGTGTGAGCCCGATCGCTGTCGCCTGGAGTATCAGTGCAGAGCTGGCTGCATCATACGTTTCTTATTCCCATGCTTAGCAAGAGGAACAGAAATGTACTATGCAACCACATTGCATTAGAGCACATGAAACATCCAGTTTTCACATAGAATCTAACAGCACTCTAATGCAGGCGACCCTAGAACCCTGGCTACTACCAGGTGGAGAGGTCGG